ATCATGATGACATGGTAGATGTCATGGTTATGGCTATAGATAGATTCACTAATAGAAAGCAATCAGTTAGAGCTTTTAGTTTGTAAATTAAAAATAATTGTTATATTTGTAACAAAGTTAGTTAAATGATAGCAACATTAAATATTGAGGGTAAGAAATACGACTTACCACTATCTTATAAAGACATTAAACTAAGTAGGTTTAAGAAGATTCAAAACTTTATAGACTCAGATAAGATTGTAACTCCATTCTTATTAGGAGACACTAAGGAAGAGCCAACAGAGCAACAAATTATACTATATCAAGTAAAGTTTATTATGATGGTAACAGATATACCTGTTAATACTTTAATGAAAGTAAACAGACATACAATGGAGGATAGTATAGGGTTAGAGGCTATATTTAACTCTTTAAGTTGGTTATTCATTCAACCTAAAGAAACTGGTAAGCCAGTAGATAAGATTGGTAGTTACTACTTCTTTGATGCTAGTGGAATAATGAAAGATAACACGTTAGTCGAGTACACAGAAGTAAACAGTATTAACACAGCTTTAAACAATTTAGATAAGGATTACAATCATATCAATAATTTAATGGCTATTTTCTACAGACCTAAAGTAGGATTCTTTAAAACTAAGTTAGAGCCTTACAATGTTGAGAGTGTTTTAGATAGAGCTAAATACTTTGATGATATAGATATGGAAATAATATATAATGCTTTGTTTTTTTTTCTACAATCGAAAGCAGATTATCTAAAAAATATAGGGGAGTCTTTGGGGGAGGAAGTGGAAAGGGAAATAAGGCACTCAAAGGGTATAACTGGAAGATTTTTAAATATGATATTGCCGAAGCTGGTATATTTACAAGTCCTAAAGAAACGCCTTATGAGTCGGTTAATATAGCTAACTTACATGATGTGTTATTATATGCTGACATAAGAAGAATACAAGCAAAGGAAAAAGCAAGAGAGCAAAAAAGAGCTAACAAAAAAAGAAAATGAAAGACAAAATATTAATAGGAGTTGTAACGGCTAACATTAAAGATTATTGCTGGTACGACTTTAAAAATCAATTAAAACGATTAGAAGCAAGAGGTTTTGATGTGTTTATTGTTGATAATAGCGTTAGACGAGTAAATAGAGGATTTAATAGTATATCAGTTAGACCTCACAAAGAGCCACAAGTAACTACAGCTTATTGCATGAATAAGATAAGAGATTACTTTTTAGATGGCGATTGGGATAAGCTATGGATATTAGAAAGCGATGTATTTGTAACTGATGAGGCTGTAGATAATTTAATAGCAATGAAAGGAGATGTAAACAATTACACTTATCCTATGAGGTTGCAACGTTTTAATAAATACTCATTATGTGTTCAATCATCACTTAATAATAAGTGTTTAATGATTACTCCAGAGGATAGTCAATTACTTCTTAATAAAGGAATTGTTAAGCTCAATGATTATGAGTTAAATGGTCGAATAGTTACACATACAGGTTATGGATGTACATTGATTAACAGAAAAGTTGTTGAGGCTATAGATTTTAAGACAGGTAAAAGTATGGGTAAACGACCATACCCAGATTCATTTTTTCATTACGATGTAAATAGATTAGGGTTTATGAATTTATTAGAGACTGACTATCTATGTGAACACAGAAATCTAAACAATGAAACAAAGAACGCTATAGAGAAAATGAATAGCGGATTAACACGCTCACAGCGTAGAGAAATAGAAAGAGCATGGAAGAGATAAGTTTATTCGAGTACGCTTTTTACCTTTATATTGAGGCTGGATTAAGTAATGATGAAGCGTTTGATTGTGCATTGAAATTAATAGATAACTGTAAGAAATGAGGAAAGTTTGTGTAACTGTTATATTTGGAGATTATGACAATCTTAAAGAGCCAACAGTAGTTAACCCAGATTGGAAGTATTATGTTATTTCTGATAGACATCATAAGTCTAAGGTGTGGAAAACTAAGTTAATTAAAGATGAAAAGATTAAAAGGTTAACCAACAAATTAAAGACAGGTTATGTCATTAGTCAACTACATAAGATATTAGATTATGATTTAGCTATCCTAGTAGGTGGTCAAATACAAATTAACATTGATTTAAACACTTACACAGAACTTAAATATGATTTTGTAGCTACTGAGCATCCTAGTAGAAAATGTATCTATGAAGAGGCTTTTGCTTGTATTATGTTAGACAAGGACAACCCTAAAAGGATAGCTCAAACAGTTTATAGATATAAAAGTGAGGGCTTACCATTAGATGTTGGCATGATTCAAACAGGTGTAACTATAAGGAAAAACACTAAGGAGTTGAATGAGTTTTGCAATAGATGGTGGATTGAAATCTGTAGGGGTTCGCATCGAGACCAATTAAGTTTTAACTATGTTAATTGGAAAAACCCTATTAAGTATGAGGTGTTACCTGTAAGTATATTTAGTAAAGAATTTAAATTAAATAAGCATTTATGAAAATATATATAACTGGATGTGCTAAGACAGGGACAACATTAGTAAGGCGTTTATTTAATGCTTTTGGTTTGAATGTTTGTGTAGATGAAATCAATCTAAATAAGTTTGTAAGTAGTAAGTATGATGTTGGAAAGCGTACAGGAGATTCTATCCTATCAAATGTTATTACAGACACAAAAACTAAACAACAGATAAAGACAATAATAGAAAATGATGTTAAGATAATAAATGTTGTTAGAAATAAATTAGATGTTCTTAAATCAGAAAATGGATATGTTGCGAGCTGGAGATATGATAGTTGTATTCGTCAATCTAACAGGTGTAAGGATATTATAACCTACACAGTTGATTATGATGAACTAATAATTAATCCTAACAAGATTCAAGAGGAATTATCAGAGCTATTAAACCTACCTATAATACATAAATTCTCAGACTATCCTAAATTCATAGACCACAGTAAAGAGAAATTCACTAATAATAACTATAAACTTAGAGAGATTGGAAAAGGATATTGATTTAAGTATAGAGGATTTTGAAAAGAAGATAAGAGAGAAAACTATAACTCCTAATGAGATTGTAGTATATATGAGCTTATTAGATAATATAGATATTGATATTGATGAAAGTGAAGATTAATTTGTTAAATTTGTAACTTTTATTTTATTTTAACGTATTATTGTTATAATTATATAATTTAATGGCTAATATAAAATCAGTTATAGATGAATGTTTAACTATTGCAGAAGCATTTACTTCTATTAACTCACAAACCTATAATGAATTAGGAGCTATAAACTTTGAGGACAACAATAAAACGTTTCCTCATTTTCTATTTGACAAAAGAAGTATCAATGTAGCTGTAGATTCATACACTAACAATAGTTTGCCTAATAAATCAAAGCTAACAGCTGACATCTATTTTCACAACACTTACACAGAGTTAGAAAAGGAAACTATAAACTTACAAACTAAAGAGGCTGCATTAATAACTATAGCTAACCAATTTATAGCAGAATTAAAAAGCAGAAACAAGAGTAGTAATACTAATTTTATATTAGAGGTTGCTACCTATAAGCCATTAGATGAAACTCATAACGAACAATTAATACAAATAGCATATACTTTAGAGTTTACAATGTTTACTGATGATTGTACGTTAGGAACATTTAATTATTAACAATGGTAATAAGTGATAGTGATTTAGAGAATATTGGTCAATTCATAATTAATGAATTAGCAAAGGAATTGATTAAGCAAGACCATAGAGCGACAGGGAAGCTTATAAGTAGCTTGAATTATGACACTATACAGCGTTCAAGCTCAGCTACATTATTGATTAATATGGAGGACTATGGTAAGTTTGTTAATACAGGGAGAAAAAGAGGAGCTGCAAAAGTTCCTATAGATGCTTTAGTAGAATGGATTAAACAAAAAGGGATTGAAACGAATAACAAAAAAGTACTTGGAATGGCGTTTGCTATCCAAAAAACAATACAAAAGGAAGGTATACCGACAAGGAATAGTAGAAAACGAGGCAAACGCATTGAGTTTGTTAATGATACTCTAGAGCGTATAGATAGCATTATATTGAGTATGATTGAAGCAGGAGTAACTAAACAGCTTCAAGCGAGTATAGATAACTTAGTTAAAAGAACTTAAATGGCAATAAATATATATAGAGAGCCAGATGCTATGAGTACTCCTTATAGTTCTGTTTATTTTGATGTTAGCAGTGATGAATCTACTATCGTATCAATGATAGCTGATATTTATGTTAATACTGATTTGGTAGCAACACTAACAAAAGAACCTGTATTAGATGATAGTTCTAGCTTTAGATTTGATATAGGAGATGTGTTAAAGAAGCATTTTACTAGAGATTTAGATTTAGATATTACAGCTACCAACTATAGAGATAGCGGAGGTAGCGCATCTAATTACTACATAAGAGCTTTTGAGGTTTTAGATAATGGAACTACTTTTGACACTTCATGGAGTGAGGATGGGACAGGAACTAACTACGAACAATCAACTACTTTAAATGCTTTTGATGGTTTACTTCATTATGAGCAAGTGATGGATGACTATATTTGTGAATCAACAACTGACTACATACTAACAAATAGACCTTATAATAATGGTGTTGATAAGGATTATCAAACATCTTGCTTAAGACGTGGAATACCTTTTGAATTTGGATTTTTAGTTAATGCTAAATCAGTAGAAGTTAGAGTGCAGGAGTTTGATTTAGATTACAATTCCCTAACAGATACAACCTATGGTACTTTTCTCCCTACTAATGATAAAGGGTTTATATCTCATAATGGTACGTATGACAACGATACTAAGTACATTAAATTTAGAGTTCGAGACAGTGGAACTAACC